ATTAATAACCATACCCCTGGTATTCAAAACATACGTGGTATCATATACCTCGTTTATGAAACACAAGTATCCATTGGTATACGCGACATCACAAAATGCAAGCCCAATTGTGGGGTTTGTGATTGTTTTCTTTTCAAGTCTTGCTTTCAGAAACGGCCCGGCATCTCTCCATTTACTGGTTCCCGTTTGTCGCGCCCATGCCTTCGGGCAGTCGGCCATAGTGGCACCAACCACACCGCCGAGCATCAACAAATCCGGATCTCGGGAAGCAAGCCCCGTCTGCCCGCTGATGGTGGCTGCAGCTGTATCGGTCTTAGAAAGCTTCGTGTACCCTTTACGCTTGGTCAATATTCCGGCTTCGTCAAACTCAACATTCTCAAGTGTCAGGAAGCTTCCCGGAGGGACAAGCCGCTCTGCCGTCTCATTGTCGAGCCCGCCATTCAAGGGGAGGTAGACCAGTTGCTTTTGGAGCGCCATCACCACACCAGCACTGCGGCATTAACCGCGTCGGAAGCCCTGAGGGTCAGCTTGGTAGCGTCCCAGGATAGGCGCCAAATGCGACTATCCGCGTCCTGGTCAACGATTTCCCACCCCTGAGGGGTATGGCCAAGACCATGCGTTAACGATGTCCCAGTGGCCGCTGTAGCGATTGCTGTGCTGCCCAAGAGAACGCTGTCATGTTCTGGCCTGCGTGTAATCTCGTACAGAACGCGAGTAACTGCATCCTGTACCATGGCGAGCTCATGATCCTTGACCGGGATGCGCGACATGTGCGGCAACATCAGTACACGTCCTGGATGCGGGGGGCTTGCCCCTGGTCGATATGCATCAAAGCTTCCTTGAGAAGCCCGCGTGCCATCTCCTTCTGCGCCGTCCAGTAGTCATGCTGGTCCTGATCTCTGGCCATGACCATCGACGTGGCCCCGTAGACGATGAAATCTTGCGCGACCTCTGGCCATGACAGCGGCAAAGCATCTGTCCCGGCCGTAAGCGCCACGGGCTTCGATTTGTACCACACCTTGGCCGTCCCCGCGGTCGCAGGAATTGGATGAAACCATATTTTCAGCTTGTTGGCCGTCGTGTCTTCCATGACACGATACCGAAGAGATTCGTTTTGCGCAATAACGTTTTCGGTCTCGTACCGATTGTAGTCAAGGTCAACCTTTTCAAATCGTTCAAGAAGGTAACGGTCGGTCCCGTCCATGTACCAAACTTTATCAACATGCTGGCAGGTATCGTCAATCGCATACGCCTCAGTCCCAGGTACCAGCGTAATGCTCGCTTCCTTCCAGGGACGGTCCTCAGCGACAGCGGCCATCATGGCAGCCACTTCTCGGATCTGCATGTTGATGTAATCATAAAGCCTGGCCGTGGTGACTCTGGCAGTTGACGTGTGGTCGGAGAGATCCAGAACCAGAGTACTTAGGCCTGTGAGTGTTGCCGCCACGGCCAGGCTCCTTTAGGGCATTTTACCCCATGTGGATGTCAAGAAAATCCGTCGTTCGCTTTGACGGCTTCCAGGATGGCGTCTGAGGCGTCGTCAAGCGCGCCCTCGCTGCCTTCATCGCTGTCGTCCTCATCGGGCTTTCCAAGCGCAATCATGAGGCCCATGGCTTTCTTTTTCTTATCCATGCTGCACCTCTACAGTCCGCAGCCGGCCGAGCTGCCGTCCACTTTCATTTGTGTAAGATTGTCATTGCAGTAACAAAGGCCACCAGCCGTATAAAACACCGTGCCTGCTCCGAGCGTAGCGCAAGGATCTGCCGCGACCTTGGGGAGTTTGATGCTGCCAGAAAATGCCCACAAGTTATTGGTCTTGTTGTCCAGAGTTTCCGAGTTTGTTCCGCGCAGCTCTGCCGTAACAATACTCGCTCCAGCGGCATCCACAACGTAGTCAAAACCGTTGTTGGCTCCGGTGTCGCTGACCTTTAGAGCTGCATCGATTGCATCAGCATAGGTCCCGGTATTCCGCACAAGAATTCCTGCCATCGCCGTTGGCTGTGCTACGCTGGTTTCGATCTCGATGTCAATGCCGTACAAGGCCGCAGGCGAGCCCTGATCAATGGCGCTCTCGATGTTCATCGAGATACCACGGATGTAATCCGCCTCGCTGGTGTTGCTGCCGTCGATGCCCTGCACGATCATGTCAATGCCATGCAGCTCAAAAAGATCGCCACCAGCACGGTTAGCAGCATTCAGCTCAATTCCGCTGCCACGAAACTGTGTAGAGCTGTTGTCGCCAAAGTTGCTATAGCTCACCTTCAACGTCGCATCGCGGGAGTCTCCATCAATGTCTGCGCTTGACGGATGCTGTGCTACCACATACATACCGAAATTTTTCTTATCGGTACAACCATCAGTTGCACTTGGACACGTAAATTTGCCAGTGGTCGCCGTGCTGGTCGAGCTCTCGTCGTAGAACCGCCAGATATACGCCTGTGCCGCATCATCACGGGTAAGAGCAGCGCTTGACAGCGTGCTTGTGTCTGCATTGTCCGTACTCTGCACAATGCGCCCGTCGTCCTCGACCTTGAACAATGCCGTCCCGGCCGAGTTGTCAATCTCGATGCAATCACCGGTCTGCGATGCCACTCCATCGACGTGAATCACGTCCTCACTCGTCGACGTTGCTTGAATGCCGAACTTCCCGAGCCGCACGAAATTACCAACCGTCAAGAAGTCCTTCACGGTCGACTGAAGATCCGTCCACCCATACCCCTGCGCGCCGATGGCCACACCAGCCACCGCCAGGACGGCCAGCATGGTCACGATTGCGATCTTAAATGCCTTCATGTCTCTTTCCTCCAAGAGAAGAGTTATTTTCGGAACCAAAGGGGGGGCCGGGTTCACCCCCAGCCCCCCCTGACAAACTGTTACCGCTTACGCAGCTTCTCCCAGGGTCACGCGAACGATATGGCCCGGCGCGTAGCAGATCATGTTGCCGTTCCAGCCGTTGCGCAGCTCATACTCGTCGTAGCTCTCGCGCTCGCGCATGCCGTCCAGATTGAGCATACGAGGCGCCCCCTTCAGGCTCTTGAACTCCAGATCCTTCATGGCCACGATCCAGGCCACGGTCGGTTGGCACATCTCATCGGCAAAGCACTTCACGTTGCCGAACGGGGTGTGCAGCATGATGCCGTCAAACCCGATGTGCGCGATCTCCTTCCCGCCCTCGCCCTTCGCGGTATCGGAGCACAGGTCTTTCTTGGCCCCAAGCTCCGCAGTCAGAGCCGCGAACTGCGTTGGATGCAGGAAGCAGTGTGACAGGCCCTTGGCACGATGCTGTTTGGCGATGTAAAGCGCCTTGTTCAAGGCCTCGTTGATCAGCAGCGTGGAGTAGTTAAGGCGAATACCGCCGAGCCGAACCACATCGAGCGCTCGGTTGACGCCAAAGAACTCGGTTGCACCCGGATCTGAGGCCGGGCACCAATCGTTCAAACCGCTGATGCCCTTGCCCTTGTCACCGTAGATAGTAGCATAGTCGGTGGCAGCCAGGCTGGTGATCTGCGAGGTCCAGTTGCTTCCACTCGTCAGCACGCCCGTGTTGCGGTTAATGGCCGTAATTACGGCCGTGCCGGTACGCGCGTTGTGCGAGGAGTCATAGAACTTGAGCGTCTGCCCGACCTCGAACTTGCAGATGTCGCTGACGGTAGCGAGCGTCAAGGCCGTAGTCGATTCCGACCCAACCACGCCCAGGTAGGCGTAGGCGTCGCCGTAGAGGCCGGTCCAAATCTTTTCGGCCAGGTACTCCAGCGAAAGCTTTTCCTCTTCGGCCTTGATGGCGAAGAAAGCTCCGATGTCCTCCTCGGAGGCTTCCAGGGATTCACGGTCGATGTGAACGATACCGTAATCCGGGACGCGGGTAACCTCAAACTTCTGCCCCGAGCTCGACGTAACGTCAGCCTGCGCGTATGAGAACGTCTTGCTCGCGCCGCCAACCGGTTTCCCATACCGGATGTAGGCGGAAAACTTGCTGCCGTAGAAATTGCTTCCTTTCGGCATCATGCCATACAGAGGCTTGTCGGCTAGTGACATGTCCTCAATCGATCGGTCGCTGAAGACTTCCTTGAAATTGTCGGCCAGGGTAGTCATAGAAGAAGAAGCCATTGACGTGCTCCAAGGGCTTTATGCCCGTTGTGCCGTCTAGCGATTACGGAGCGCTTCTTGCGCCCGCTTGACCCTTTCCTGGAATGTCATTTTCTCAAGGTCAGGGCCCGCACCAGACGGCGAGTTTAAGTTACCTACCGGTGCTACTTGTTTTGGTTTGCCGTCTGTCGGTGCAGGCTCGGTAGCCTTCTTGACCCAGCCGAGTTTCGCCATGAGCCGCTGAAACGACGGTTTCCCGTCCATCAGCTTTAGGCGCTCCTCGGCTCCTGACCGAATGATGTCCGCAATCTCGTCCGGTGTCAAGCCTTTATTTTCGTTCTCCAGGTAATGCTGATACACAGCCCCTATCTCGGCATCCGGCTTCGTACCGAAAAGCCCATCATAGAAGTCCTCGATGAACTTGTACTGCTCGTCGGTCTGGATCTTCTTGAGATAGCTCCCTCGGTAGCCCTCGGCCTCCCGTTCGACGATCAACCGCTCTCGCTCTTGGCGCTCGGATTCGTTCTGCTTGGCAAGGGTTTCGATTTTCGCTTCCAAAGCCTTAACCACGCTCTCAGGCTTCTGGCCTTCAACAAGATGTCTGGCAACGTCGGAGAAGTTGATGCCCATACCAGCCATGGCTTTGATAACCCCTTCCGGGCCGGCCTTCATCTGCTTCGCCATGACTCGGTACTCTTCGATCTCCTTTGCCGCCGCCTTGAGCTCTTCTTGCTGCCGGCGCGTTTCCCGCTCCTGCTTGGCGAGCTTGGCGAAGGCCTTGGAATAACGGTCCTTCTCCTCGGACTTCGCCGCTTCCTCTTTCGCCGGCTCGGCCTTTACCGCTTCGGCGGGCGCTTGCCCTTGGGGGCCTTCTTTCCGTGGCATCCCATCTGTGGCTCCTTTGGCTTCGGGTTTCGTATCCGTTGCGGCCGCGGGCTGTGCCGTGGTCGCTGGCTGCGTCGTTGCCGCTGGTGCGGTCGTTTCCGGTGCTGACATATCACATACCTCCTTGTGGTGGCATACCTTCCGGGCCTGGGCCTGGCATCGGTCCCTGGGGGGACGGTGCTGGACCAGGTGCCGGCTGCTGTTGCGCCTGCTGCTCTTCCGTGGCCTTGTTCTCGTACTCGTGCAGCGTCAGCAAGTACTGGTCAAAGAGTTCCAGGATCGTGTCTGGCGCTCCCTCGACCTGCGCTTGTACCCGTGCCCGTTGCACGAGTTGTCCTGCCAATGCCATGTCGGTATACGGGCTGGGGTAAGCGTTGTCCCCTTCCCGCATGAGCGCAATGCCTTGCATGATCTCATCGTACGGAGCATTGCTGTGTGCCATGATGGCCGACAGGTCGGGCATGTCGGACATGCTGGCAAACTGCTCCACTGTGATGAGTTGTCGGTCGAAGAGTTCAAGCGCCTGCTCGATCCGGGCACTTGGCGTACTGGCGAAGTAGTTGGTCGGTTGGATGCTCATGATGTACTGGTCTTTTTCCAGATCGCATTCCTTCCAGCGAATTCGACTCAACTTCCCCGACTCCTCAACCCGTACCTCGTAGCTCTCCTCTCCGCGCTCCTCAATACGCCGAGCGCAGTCAAACATGCGATCGGCAACGTCACAGTACATGTCCTCCACGGCCCGCCCGTGATACCGCAACCGCTTACTGCCCTCGTCAAGGTAAATCTGCTGCGCCTTCCCGCTCTTGATCCCTGGGGGAATAAGACCCTGGCTGGAAAGCTGGTTCAGCCCTTCTTGCGCGAAAGCATCCTGCTTGAGCTGCATGATCTGCTGGAACGTCTCAGGCGCTACCGCCTGCATGGTTGCCCACTGCGGAGGAGTCCCGGTGTAGTATAAAATCGTCCCGTCTTCGTTTGTCAGATGCTCGGCAATCACGCGACTGCTGCGCTCCGCCAGCACCTTGAACGAAGCAGACTTCATTTGACGCTGTGCCTTTTGCAAAAGATAGTTGACCTCAATCTGAATGGATTCCAAGTTATCAACCATGCTTGATGGCCACCACGACTGCCCGTCATCTCCATACATGCGGGCAACCGTGAACGGGTAACGCTGCTCCTCATATTCCACATCTTCGATGACCCCGTTATCCAGGGTGCACACGTATCGCCCTTTCGTGTTCCCATCCTCGGACGGTAACCGCCAGGCCTCAAACAACGTAATGCGATCTTCATCATCGTTCCCCGCTCCAAACCAGTTCTCGCAGTCAAACTTGCGAGCTGCTTTGATGATGCCAGCGTGCTTTTTCCAGCGCTGCATTTCCAGCATGGTTTCCCGCGAAACGTCCCGAGCACGATAAGCGTGCCGTGGGTTACCCTCGGATGCCTCTACCTCATCAAAGATCATCTGCGCAGGAAAGATCCGTTCAAACTTGATGTCCCCGTTGATTTCGTACACCATCGGGAAGCCAAGACCGTGAATCAAGAAGTCCCTGATGATCTGCGGCCCAATCCGGTAAACCTTGTTTTGCTGAAACTGGCCCGCGCTGAATTTGTTCATTGACTTGGCCCGTTTCTGAATTATCCAGTTTCCGCCCTCCGTCACCACCATCGGTTGTACACGCTCTAGTCCGTAGTGGGCCACCAAGGAATCGATCACGCTTCTGATAATGTTGAGCGTTAACTTTTGCTTGCTGGCCGTGTTCAGATACTTCTTTCCATAGACCCCCTCGGCTGCCCGGTTGGAGTACAGGCGTAAATGATCCCTGTGCTGTGTCAGCCGCTCCGGATAATCCCCGAGCAGCTTACCGACCTGTGACACCACTGCCTTGCTGACTTCTTTCGTGTCAACCTTCCACCAGCTGTCAAGCTTTACGTATACCATGGCTCACCTCGACGAACCGAAGCGCAGATCGTTCTCTGCGCGTTCGAGTTCTTCCTTGGTTGGCTTGGGGATTTCGACAGGAACCGGACCGGGGGGGTCGAGCACAACATCAATCGTTACACCCCCGGCCCCGGCCGGGCCGTGATACTCGCGTACGCCGGCCTTCCGAAGTTCCACAATGACCGCCAATATTGCTTGCATGTTTATTCCTTTTCCCACCATTCGCTGGTGTCTGGTTTCTCAAGAGCAGCCCACATTACAGCCTCTTTCTCTTCCCAATACTCTTCCGTGTCCTTCTTCGGCTTTTTCTTCTCGTCCTCGTGCGCCCAATGCTTGCATTCTCTCCAGGCGTACAGATGTGCGTCAGCGAGGTTGTTTGCATACGCCGGATCCTCGCGCTTCTGCCGGGCAAACTTTGGGTCCTCGCGCTTCGCTTTCGGCATCGGCTCCCAGGGCAGCAACATCACCTCGTCCTCAAGCTGGCTACCACGCATGAGCTTTATGTTGCCCTGCCGGTAATCACTGTTCATAAGCTCGATGTAGTCCGCTTTCGCTGTCTTCTCCGCTGGCAGAATCGGAATCTGATACCGCTGCCGAAACTCCTCCGCTATCGCCTTCCCGAGCGCGCCACTGTCCATCACGATCTTGCTGATTGTGTGCCTGCCCATGCGCTCCTTGATGACCTCAGCCCATTGCGCCGGTATCAGACCCGACTTTTGATATTCATCGGTTTGGTAAATGCTGGAATTGTCCAGACTGTAGGCCCATTCCACCAATGCAAACGCATCATTGTACCCGATGTCCACCCCGAGGCAGTATTGCCAGTCCCCATCTGGAAGGTTACCATCGTAGGTATTGCGGGCTTCATCGTAGCGGTATACCAGGCCTTCGCCGTCCCTTACCCATTTGCCGAGCCATTCGCGCTCATATCCGGGATCGTTTTCCTGCCAACCATCTTCGTGGCGGATCTCGGCCAGGAATTCATTGACAACTGGCTCCCAGTCGGGCTTGCCGGCCCACCTCGGGAACTTCGGGTTGTCGCGCACTGTCCAATGATGTACCGAATACCGGCTCGCGTGGTCGCCAACGCACGCCTCGTAAAAATAGCCAGCGCACGCCGCGTTAGGCGTACCAGCGATCACAAGCGGGCCCGCCAGGTCCGCCAGGGCTGGGGATAGGACCTCTCTCACCAGCCGTTCAAAGTGGCCCGGTAGGATCTGCGCTTCGTCAACGATGATCATCGCGTAGGGAAAACCGCGCAGCTTGTCCATGTCCTTTTCGTCGTCTGCCCCGAGGACCCATATCTCGCAGCCCGTCTCCTGATGCTTTCCCGTCAGATGCGTAGCGTTCCACAGGATCGGCACGTTGAACGCCTTTGCGAGGTTCTGCAGCCGTCCCCAGATGAGCCTGCGCGCCTGGTCCTTGGTGCGTACCAGGTATCCGATGATCGGGGTTAGGTCCGGCGTGGATCGTGTGACCGAGGCGCAATGCAGCATGAGTCGAGGCAGCAATGTGGTCTTGCCAGCTCGCCGGCCCGCATAGATGGCGATCCGCTTGCTGCGGTCCGATACCACTTCAATCTGTTTGTCGAACAGGCCATCCCAAAGGCTTTTCAGGGCTTCCTGTCGTGTGCCACGGAGTTTGTGAAAAACAGCGGCTATGTCCTGGTCTCGCCTCATTCCTTCGCTTTGCGGCCGCGCTTGAGGACTGCCATTTCGCTATTGCTGGCCGCGATTGACGCGGCTGTGGATTCAGCGGGCTTGCAAACCGAGGTTGCCACGGTTGCACAATCCGCCTCGGTATCATGCCCGTTGATCTGCTCGATGATGTCGCTATCGAGGCCGATCACAGTGGCTTTTCCGTTCTTGGACAGCACCACTGCCGTGCCCTGGATCTCGATTGTCCATCCATCCTGGCGCAGGACTTCGCGCTTGGCAATTCCACAGACATATCGTGGCCTTGTGAAGCGAACCTCGTCTAGAATTAGCATTTCAGTACCTCGTCTTTCTTGAATACCTTTGGAGTGTATCGCAGCCTACGGCACCATGCCGCAGCTTGCGTGTAAGCAGAGCAGGGAACGTCGCCTGCCGGGAAGGCGGCGAGCATCAGGAGTGTGGCAAAGCCTAACCTGCGAAAGGCCTGCTTGCAATACATATAGTGTAGTGTAGTTTTGTCAAAGCAAGCCCATGCTAGTATCTGGTCAGGTTCGTCCCGCATGCTTAGGCATAGCACGTCTGCTATCCTGGCAAGCTTGACAATGGCTGGCAAGATATGGCTCTCGAAGACAGACCACGGTATTAGCTCGATGTAGGGATCATCCCTGATAGACCTACGCCATGAGTCTATTACTAATGACAGGTCAGTGTCTAGGGCAGGACGTAGCATGACCTGCTCTCGTATGGCATTGTCAATTGTCAATGCTTAGTCCATCCACGGCTATCCTTGAGCCACAGACCGCTTCCTGGGCTCTGGCGAGCATCCGCGATGCTGATGGGTCTGGCCTTATCGCCGTCGTATCTCGGCAATGCCTTGCCGTTGACTATGCGTTCGTACAGCAGGCCTCCCGGATGGAGGGATCGTAGCAGGTCAGGACCGAGGCGAGCGCAGTCTATCCACAGGTCCAGGCCTCGCAGGTGGATGGGCCTATCGCTGTCCGCAGGGGCGTTGCCATCCCGGAGCTCGTATACCTCAGTGTCTACGGTCGGATACCAGATGTGCTGAGGCTTTGGCCAGTGCACCACGGGGAAATGTTTAGCTCGCATTATTGTCCCGAGGGCGAGATTGCATGTAATGACCAACCGCCGCTCGGCTAAAACACGCTTAAATGCCTCAGGAGCCATTTTTAATCCTTAGTTGATAGTCCGGGTCGCATTCACCCTCGATAATCGTTTCCAGGGCCCCAGGACCACCCGCAGGTGGTATCTCGGGGGCCATCTTTGGCACATCTAGACGTGACATCAGCTCGCCTAGCTCGGTATCACTCAAATCTCGCAGGATGTCCAGTATCCGATCCCTCATATGCGCCCAATCTCGCTCTCGGAGCTCAGCCGCGAGCTGGATCAGGACCCCTAGGCAGCTGCGCGCCTCCTGGATGGCGCGGATCGCGTCTCCTATCTTGCCTTTGGACTCTGCCAGGGCGCATAGCTCGCCTGCCTTGGCATACAGCTTGTCTATCTCCACCAATAACTTGTCTTGACCGCTGGCAAGATGGGCCGTGCGGGCTTGGATGAGGGCGGTGGGAAGATGAGAAAGCTTGTGCCTATCAAGGGTTGATGTAGACAATCCAGAAAATTCCTTTACTTCCCGCAATGTTCTGCCTGATATAAGCATTTGATCGATGGTCTGCTTATCTGGGTGTACGCAAGCTAGGCAGGCAGTTGCCATGGCCCAAAGT